TCTTAGCTGCCTTACGATTAAAGATACCACGTTCACCTGACTTAGATTCATACAAAGCTGTCCACTCTCGCATGAATGTACCCATGTCAGGCTTACCTTTGAATGCTACAGAGTTATTAGCTAAGGCTCTCTGTCCTTCATTCTCCCACCATTGACCTGACTTAGCATGTCTCATTTGGTCATCACCTAAGTTAGATAAAGATATCAATGCAGACCTACGTACTCCACCTACAACTACAACTTCACCAATCTTACACATAATATCGTGACACTCAATAGGGTATAGTCTTCTGCCTTTAGCACCTTTAAACTTAGCTATGCAAAAATGGAATAGCTCAACTAATGGTGCAGGTCCTGATGCTCTACCACCAAATGTTTTTAGTCTAGCACCTGCAGGTCGTATCTCTGATATGTCCCAAGTTGGGACTTGTCCTACATATAGTAAAGATATTAATTCTCTTAGTGCTCTTGCCCAACCAGGTCTGCTGTCTGCTACTTTGATGATAGTAGTGCTGTCCTCAAAATGCTCATTGACTATAGGCAACTTGTCTACGTTCTCACGTTCAACAGAAAAACCTACACCTGTCCCACACATAAGTATATACATACATTCATCAAAGCTACGTGGACTATCTACAGGTATGTAGCTACAATTATAACCACCAACATGACACCTGTCTAGGGCAGGTCCTGATGTCATCAATGCTCTCATACTAGGCATAACACCTAAGTTCATTATCTGTTCTGTTAGTTTTTCTTTTAGAGCTTTAGTTAAATCATAGTTATAGTTACTTTTTAGATGTTTACTTATGTAACCAAAGTATCTGTCAACGGTTTCTCCCCAATTTTCTCTTCTTTGTTCATCATCTTTCCATCTTGCATACCTAGAAAGGGCAATGAAATTCTGATAATCAGTAGGTAAATAGTTTTGCATTTATCTCTCCTCGCTAATAGCTTTCATGTGTCTTATTCTTATGCCTGATATATCATGTATATACTCTTGCATATGGTCTTCAATTTCTTTTTCAACCATACCATCTGCAGGAACAGGGTACTCTTCAGGGTCAACATCTAACGTCATCATTATTTTAACTCTTATTATCATTTTCAACAACATCAATTAATTCATTCAAATACCATTGAGCTTTACGTAAGTCTTCTGCTCCATTTTTGTATCTGTATCTCCATATGTATTTTAAAATATTACCTTGTAAGTAATGTTCAAAACCATTATCTGTCATAGCTTTAATAGCCTGTATAGTTTCAATGCCTGACTTATTATAGTGAGGTGGATTGTTTACCATATCATCCTTTTGTTCTTCTTGCTCTATTCTCATTTAATATTCTCATTCCTTTCTAACTTACGTTCAAAATTAACTTTTATCACATTTTCAGTTACATTGTCAATAGGCAAAGGTTTTTTAATATCTTCGTTCTCAGGGGTATGCAAGAAAGCATTAACTGTGTTTCTGAACTTACTATCTTCTTCCATTAGTGTTAAACTAGCACAAGTCATTTGACATAGATTTTCTAATTCAAAGAAACTGTCGTCATCTATATTAGACCTTCTAACTTGTATAGCCAACTGAAATTTACCATCCCAATGTCCTTCATCGTCAATTGATGGTATTATTTCTACGAAGAAGTAATTGCCTTTGTTGTCACATTTTTCCATTTTATCTCCTTACTTTTTTGCCAACAAACTTTATGAAAGTTGGGTGTTTGTTTTTACCTTTTTCTTTCAGCCAATCTTCAGGTATTATTCTGTCGTAGTACCTAAATTTATTCTTTATGCACCATTGAGCATACGTAGTTTTAGAGCCTTTGTATAGCTTAACTCTACTGTTTGTAAACACAAACCTAATGTCTATCTTAGGATGTTGCTTTTGTATAGCTAAATGTTTACGTCTGTCTGATGCAATAAACCTTCCTTTAGTTTCTATAATTATACCATTGTCTAATATAAAATCAGGGGTATAGGTGCGATATGATAAGTCTTCCCACTCTATCTTTATTGATTCATAAGAAAAGTTACACTTATGTTCTTTTAAATATAGAGACAGAGTGTGCTCAAGACCACTCCTATACCCATTCTTTATTGCTTCTCTACGTGCTTTATGAGAGAGTGCTATAGGAATGTTCTCCATCCTGTAAATGGATTCCATTCAGAATAAGATGAGCTACTATTATAGGTATATCCTAATGCTTTTAGCTCTTCCTTTACTGCTTCATCAGCTAGTTTCTTAGCTTCCATAGCATCCTTTAAACCTTTCGTTTTCATATCACGATAGGCTTTCTTCGCTTCAGCTAACTCTTTCTCCATGTTCTCAATGTTAGCTTTTAAATCATTTAATTTTTTTTCATCTGCCATTATTTTACACTCCATATTTTCTTTGCTTCTTCTTTCATCTTACCACTCCACATCCAAGAGTCAAAGTTAGGATAAACAAAAGAAGCTAACTCATGTCTATCCTGACTGATAGACAAAAACTTCTGTATGCTATACGCAACCTTTTCAAGTTGTTTCTTATACGAAGTCAGATTTTTAAGTGTGAATGTTTTATGCTCTTTAGGTGTAGCAAAAAATAAGTCCACACTATTCTTTGGATATGCCATAGAATACAATGCCATCTGTCTCTTTTGTGCTTCTGTTGGTTGCGATGGCATCCTAGTAGATGTTTTTAAATCCACTATTTTATCCTTGAATCTAAAGTCTATATAACCCATTATAGGTACAGGTAAATCATCTAACTGCACCTCAACCCTTTCTTGGTAATCTTCTAAGTTCTCATAATTAAAATTTTTATCAATAACTTCACCAAAGTTTTTTAAGAGATTTCTTTCTTTCTCTGTCTTCTTATCTCCTAAGTCAATCATAGATTCAGAACATAGCGACATAAACTTCATCTCTAACATGTCGTAGTCAAATGTACCCTCTTTATATTTATTAGCTAATACATGTTCTTGTGCTATACCACGAACTGCACCTGCACCACTTGAAGATTTGACTTTAAATAAATACCTAGCGACCCACATAGGTGGGTCACTTATATATGTGTTTATACTACTAGGAGATAGGTAGTTGATACCATGTGCTTTGAAAGCATTGTTACTTAGCATCAGTATCTATCTCTACATCTATAAAGTCCTCTACAGTCTCTATATCTTCATCTGATACTTCGTCCTGTCTCTCTGCAACTCTTTTATCCCAAGCATTGACGATACCATCATTATGAGCCTTTACCCAATCTAGAAAATCACCAAATGCTTTATGGTCTTTGTCAGTTATTTCTATCTTTCTAGAAGTATCTAGCTGAATTATTGGTGTGTAAAAACTACCACCATTATTCATCTTGTTTTCCTTAGTACCCTCTAACTTAATAATATGTTGCAGAGGTAGTGCTTGCATTTTTGAAAAGGTAGAGAAGACATCTCCTATAGCTTTATAGGCATCCCTGTTTTCAATCTCCCATATAACAGGAAACTCAGGTAAGTCAGCTATCTCATTTCCATCAATACCTTTAACAGGGTCTATCATTTTAACTAGACCAAAGACAACTCTATTACGTTTTATTGTCTTTATAAGTTTCTGTGTCTCTTCAGGTAATGCTTGGAAATCTTTAACGTAACCTGTAGGTTTACCACAGTTAAATGTTCCATCATTATCTTTCAAGTCTATGTTTAAAGTATCTGCTAGTATAGTCTTAACATAACCACCCTGCTTCTCTCCATCTTTAGCATTATGATTTTGCTTAAACTTTTTATACATATACCTCTGCAAGAAAGGTCTGAACTCTACCTTTTGAGAGAAGTAATATACACTTGGGTCACTAGGAATTTCCAACCTGTACATACCACCCTCAACGACTTCCATCTTAACAGACCTACCATTAGCTTCACCCATACCCATTGTTGGGTTATGCCATATTCTAAATCTGTTTAAGACATTAGTCTTTTTCGCATTGCTAGTTGTGGGTAAGCCCATTGCCTTAGCCATATTAGCATAATTATCTGTATTAATAGTAACTAAATCTGTCATTTTTTTAATTTACTCCTTTCAAAAGAATCATAGTTATATCACGATACGTCTTTGGTGTCAAGCCAATTAGTACCTATTTTTGCCTCAAGCAAAAGAGGCACATCAAAGTCTATTCCAAACTCTAAATTTATTATATTATTCAATGACTTATTGGTATTTCGTATTATGTTTAACACTTCCTCTTCCTCGTTTGGATGTATGTCTATAACAATAGAATCATGTACAGTATTTACCACACAAGACTTATACCTGTCAAGCTCTTTCTGTATGTGTACAAGGACAATAGGAACAATGTCAGCAGTTGCAAAACTTTGTACAGGATAGTTTTTTATCTGCGTGAAATGAGAAACAGTACCATTGAGTTTTCTTTTTACATCAGGGAAAGAGAACTGTCTACCTGATGGAGTTGTTATCATGCCTGTGTTTATAGCTTCCTCAGCCAATCTGGAATGCCATGATGCGACTCCCTTGTATTTTTTTGTGAACTGTTCATAATATTTAGCTTCAGCATTCGTTCTCCCAAATCCTGTTGCTCCATATAGAGGGGCAAAGGTATGGGCTTTGGCTTCTTGCCTAGAAGTCTTCTGACCTGATTCCGTAATGACAGAAGCAGTGTATGCATGTACGTCAAAACCATCTTTAATCTCCTTTATTGCTGTTTCATCTTTAGATAAGTAGGCAGCCGTTCTAAACTCTAGCTGTGCAAAGTCAGCTTCAAGTATCTTGCCACCTTCCCAACGTGATACAAATACTTTCTTGACAGGGAATGTACCACCTCTAGGCATGTTCTGCATGTTAGGGTCAGCACCACTAAACCTACCTGTTGAAGTTCTGTGTTGTAATAGTCTAACATGAAGCATGTCATTAGGTTTTAGATATGTATTTATACCTTCCACAAAAGAAGACAAATACGTATCCAAAGCAGACAATCTTTGTAGGTCAGTTAAAAAGTTTACTGCATCTTGCATGTTATTCTTTTTAGCTACACTACACAATGTCTCTAGATATGTTTTGTTTATCGTAAAACCGTTAGCACTAACCCACGTAGAAGAAGGTGCTATGAACTTTAAACCTGCTATCTTTTTTGTAGGTAAAAAATTGTAACCTAAAGTATTACAGTTATTGCATCTACTTGGGTTAGCAAAAGGCTTACCATCTTTCTTAATCTTTCTAATGTATCCTTCACCATAACACTCATTACATTTAACTGCTTGTGTTTTATAAATCAAACTTGAATTAGCTTCTACTGTTTGTTTATATGTTTTGGTATCCATGTATCTGTAAAAGTTATTTGCCCACATAGTTTTATCTTTAGGTTTTCTGCTATAGATAACCCACGACATTTGCTCAGGACTATTTAAGTTTATAGGTGTATCACCCATAAGATTATGAACTTGTTGTTTGAGTCTCTTTTCTATGTCTTGCTTTTCCTGTTCAAATTCTACCCTTACTTCGTCTAATGCTTTCTTGTCTACCTTAAAACCATTCTTGTATATCTTAGCTAATGTTACACAGACTTTGTTAGTTAATATGACTGAGTTCATTAAGCTACCATATTCCTCTGTGTTCAACTTTTTATAGATAGCATCAGCTAATTGTTGTGTAGCATGTAAGTCTGCTGACAAGTAATATGATAACTCTTGTTTAGGTATCTCATCTGTGTTGTAACCTTTAGCAAAGTAATCTTTTAATGTATCTTCTTTCTTTGTGTCTAAGTCATACCTCAATGCACAATCTTTAAGATGTAAAGGTTCTTTGAGTCCTCTTTGTAATATGTACTCTCCCAACATAGTGTCAAAGACAGGACCATCATACTTAAAGCCACATTCCCATATCCACATTAAGTCGTATGCAATGTTATGTCCTATGAGAATAGTGGCTTGGTCAAGCAACTCTTGAACACCATCAAAGTTATCACGAAACAGATACTCTTCTCCTTTATCCGTCAAGCACCCTACCATAACTAATTTATTGGTAGGCTCAAATGGGTCAAGATGTAACTTGCCATCTCGTTTTGTTGTTGTATTTTCTACGTCAAGTGTTAATTTCATTTAATCTTTCCTTATGTTTTTTTAAATATATAACTGCTCTTTCTATTATAGTCAAGCTGTCTGAGAATCCACCTAAACCTGTATTACATTTATGACATACCCAACCTCTAAATGTGTTGGTGTCGTGGCAATGGTCTAGAACCCAATTCTGTAATCTTGTTTGACCATGCTTACCTAACTCTTCTAATGTTCTATCACATATCGCACACGAATAATCTTTGTCAGGATAAGCATTTTCATTTCTTAATTTATTCAAGATTTCTTTATGACCTTTTCTGCAAGACCTACATGTTCTCTTTATCTCACCTGCTTTCATAACAGAGAAGTGTGTAATGGGTTGCCTTATATCACATTTTATGCAGACAACACCATCAACAAGTGGGTCTTCCTTTTGTGGTAAGTCTTTAAATAAATTAAATTGTGTCATGCTTCATATCTACCTACTCTATAATTTAAATTACAATGGACAACACCATGCCATCCTGTCAATTTATTTTTTACCACATTTAAATGTCTTTGTAAATCCTCTTCTTCACTATCTTGTCTTGGTGGGTTCTTAGCTATTAGTATCATCAAGTCTGCTTCGGCTGCCTTACCTGTACGTGAACCTTCCATCATACTTTGATTAAGTAACACCTTACCTTCTGCATCAGCAGACAACTGCGACATGTAAAACACAGCACACTTGTGTTCCTTTGCAATCATACGAGCATGAATAGCATTAGCTTTAAGTGCTTCATCTGTTCGTGCAAAGCCACCTGTCCTTGCAAACTTATCTCCCATATCAAGAACCACTATGTCAGGTTTATATGTTTTACATACACTCTCAACCCATGCCATGTCCCTACCTGTTGCGTCTTTTATCTTGATGTTATCCTTGACAGGTGCATACATATCTCGTGCACGAGTGGGATTCTTTCTTATCTCTTGCATAGTCATACCTGTTGAAGCAGTCAAGTATCTAGCACCCACTCTGTGACTGCCCTCTTCGTTACATAAGACAATACAACTTGCACCTTGTCGTGCCAAGCCATCAGGACCTGCGATAATGCTTGCATGAAAAGATGTCTTGCCTGTATTAGGTCTAGCTCCTATCTCAATTAAGTGCCCTGCATTTATACCTTCCACCTGTCTTGTTAAACTTGGCACGTTAAAAGCCCAACGTGCTTCCAAATCATTCTTAGCTAGTAATGTATCAATCTCCATGTCATCCCACTCCACGTTAAGGTTAGGTGTAAAATCATCTCCGTATATTTCTAGTATGTTACGTATAGGTTCAAGTGATGAGTGTGCTCCATTCACGTAATCAAAACCTATGTTAGCAATGTCTTCGCCAACAACTTGTTGAAACAACTTTGATAACACTTCTTGTGCAACATCTTCTCCCATAGGTTGCTCATTCTTTATCTGCTTAAATAAGTGAGA